CATCTAATAATTCAGGTGATGTTTTAACATCATTATACATACCCAATGATCTCTTATATTCATCCATAATTTTTACACCACGGTAATTTGGTAATTTTTCAATAAATGCTGTACGATTTTGTATTTTTGAACGTTCTCTATACTGATCATTATCCCCGTAGGTGTAATACAATTCATATACATCAGGTCGAATTTGTGTACCTTCTATTAATGTTTTAAGTATACTATTTGTTGTATCATCAAAGTTATTTGATGTAGATTCATTTTTGGTCTTCATTTTATTAGCATATAAATGTTTTTTTGCTTTTTTATGTGTACCAGCTTTACCTTTTACTTTATTAATTTTGTATGGCATATTATAGTTATTTATGGTATTTAATTAAATAGTTTTGTGAATAAAATTAATTTCAATCATATTACACGTTCTATTAATAAATTGTACAATGAAATGGATAATGTTGGTACAATACCACAATCTGCTGGTATTTCTCCTGGAGTTGATAATGGTCAAAATCAACTTATTATGTTTCCATCATCAGAACCTGTAAAAGTTGATAAAATTAAAAGCACACCTGATAATGTTTTAAAGGATGTATGTAATAAGATTGAAGAAAAAATTATTACAATAAAATCTAAATTAAATATTGATAAAAATATTATTAAACAACTTGAACAGATAAACAAACATTTAGAAAACTTAATTTAAACAAATTATTCAAATTTGATCGAATTATCTACCATTGCAATAATATCATTTAACTTCATATCTGGTGTATTAATTGTATTAATTACTTGGTTTAATTTGCTAATTTTATTTTGTGCACTTAGTTTTTCAGTCTCTTTTTGTTCTTGACTATAATCATCACCAACTGTTGATAATGCACTGATAGTTAGATTAATTAGATTTTTTATAATATTTACAAGTAATATCTTGTTAGCATCATTGCTTGTTTGTTCAATTTCAGTTGTTTGATCAACTTGATCAGGTGTTTGTGGTGGCATTGCAGCATCTGGAGGCAATGCAGCATCCACTGGAGGTTCTTGCTCTAATAACACACGATAACTGGTTTTAATTGTTTTTAAAAAATTATTCATAAATTTATTTCATTCCCGCTTTCAAAGCGTCTTCAAAAGCTTTTAACGTTTTTCCGAAAACACCCTTGGTACTTGTCACAACAGTTTTTGCTGAATTTTGTAAACCTGTTTTGATGGGTCCTGGATTTTTTGGATTTGGGTCATCAGCAATTACTGCAGCAGCATTAAGAATTCCCCCCAAACTTACATCTTCATATATATTTGAAATATATTTATCTATTAAATTATTAAATTTCATATTCATTGATATTTATTTAAAAAATGCATTATCTTTTCAATTCATTTAAAATGAAATCAGCAACTTCTTCTATATCATCTCTTGATGTAGTGACATGATCCGCTGCCCAATCGTGACCGTCTTTTAATTTGTTATCTACATCTTTACGGTTTAATGATAGGATTTCTTCAATTTTCGTTTTGATTGTTTCAAGATTTTGAAAAAACATGTAATATTGAATATCATCATTACAACATTCATCGGTATCACTATCACCAACATCATGTACAGTTACTATTTCTGGTTGCGTAAATTGGTTTATAAGTTCATCAAAATTCATATATATTATTTATTTAATAGTTTTAACATTTTTTGCATTGTTAATTCTTTATTCAATTTTTTAAGACCAGTTTGTTGTAAAAATTGTTTTAATTTTTGAAACTTAATTTCAGGTACATTGTTTTTTAATAAATGTAACAAATCAATTACTTCCCCAGAGTTTAATGTTTTTATATGTTTATCTACTTTAACAATTAAAATCGGAAACTTTGTTGTAATAGTGTTAATAATTTTTATTATAAACTGTTGCATTTCAGATGTTTCTATTTGTAAAAATGTTTCTAGATTGTTTAATAACAATGGTACAGTATAAAATATAACTAATTTATTTGTATTCTGTTGTAAATTAATTTTCATTACATTAGTAATAATATCAATTAAAAAGGAATGTAATATAATATTTTTTAAATCCCGACATTTTAAATTTTTATTGATCTTTAACGTATATATAATGTTAATTAATTTAGTTTCAATTTCAGGTAACAAACAATTCAAATCAATTAATGATATATTATATTCTGAATAATTGTAAATTGTCATAAACTTTGGAAATTTTAGACGTTATCTCTTCGTCCCTTCAGAAATTTATATTATACTTTTAGTAAATCAACCGGTATTTTTATTGTTCCTTTTAATTTGTTTGGTATTTTACCTATTCGTAAGTTTATTATACCATTATAATAATCATCGGTAATTAACACATATAAAATAAATTGGTAATACGCTTCATAGTAAGCTAAATCCCATTTACATGTACAAAATTGTATAATTTCAAATGTGAACTTATCTTTACCTAAAGTTGTAATATCTGCATTTAGATCATTTGATGAGCTAGTGTAAGTTTTCCAATCAGTTTCTTTTTCACTATGTCTTTTGTTCTTTTTGCCTTTCAATGGTTTACGTTTTAATACTGTTTTAATTTGCTTTTTACCTATATACTTTTTATTACTACAAAGATTTGTAATCTTATAAATAAATCCGTATGGTGATTCAATTAAATCACAATTAACAATCCAATGCCCAGTATCCATTATAACATTTATTTACGTTTCTTTAATCTTCCACGTTTTTTGTGTTTGTTCTTCTTACGGCGCTTAGCACCAATAGCATAGGGTAATCTAGCATCATTTGGAGCGTAAAAATCGTTATTACCAACTGCACCACCAAAATTATCAGCAGCAGCAGAGCCAAGTGCACCTCCACCAACTGAAATATCTTCATTCAATGCGGATAAATGATTAAATAATTGTTTAAATGTCATATTAGTTGATTACTGTGTAAAAGTATTTAATATAAACAAAATGGAATTACTTGAAAGATATATAAAAGATATTGCAGAAGATCTTAAGATTGATGATTTTAATATCAAACAAGTTCAATTAACAACACCCGGTAAAAAACATTTTTGGGTTGCAAGATTAATAAAGCATAAAATTGAAATAGAAAAACTTAAAAAAGATCGTTTCAAGCTTAAAAAAGATTTAACTGAAGCAGCTATTGAAGCATGTCCAATTAATTTAAAAATACACACCATTGAAAAAACAGTTAATGAAAGTGACTGTATAACAAATTTAGATTATAAAATTAAAGAATTAGAATTAATTATTGAATTGTTAGAAAAAACGGAAAAAATATTTGCATCACTTACTTATGATATAGGTAATATTGTAAAAATAATGACACTTGAACAAACCGGGTAAATATGTTGAAATTTGATTATGATATTAAAAAACGTAAAGCTATTGTAATCGGAAATTCTGATGAATTCAATGCTTTACGTGATAATTTTAGTATTGCAAATCCCGTAGCCCATATTTTAAGGAAACGTAATAAATTTATACCTAGTAGAAATTATGCAATTACACCGACTGGTCAATTTGATATAGGGGTATTTTATGAAATTGAAAAATATTTAATAACTAACCAAATTGTTAATATTGAAATAACTGATAATTTTAAATCTCAATACACAGTTGGTTATGAATTAAACCAATTGGAATTTCCTTTAAAACTGGAATTACGGGATTATCAAAAAACTGTTATAACTGAATGTATTAAAAATGGTAGAGGTATAGCTGTATTAGGTACGGGTGGTGGTAAAACTTTAGTTATAGCTACATTAATTGAAAACTTCAAAAAACTCAAACATAAATTAAAATGTTTAGTAATTGTACCAGATATTGGATTGGTTGAACAGACGTATAAAGAATTTTTAGAATATGCTCCAACATTTAGTGTTTCAAAATGGTCAGGTAATAATGAATTAAACATAGCAAGTGATGTAATAATTGCCAATTCAAAAATTTTACTTTCAAGGTTTGATGAAAATGAATGGGTTAAATATGTAGATTTACTTATTGTTGATGAATGTCATAAAATAAATCATGGATCCGAAATAGGTAAAATAGTTAATAAAATTGCAACATCTAATAAATTTGGATTTACTGGTACATTACCACCTAATAAATTAGATTATTGGAGTGTTTTAGGTAAATTTGGTGCAGTTATATTTGAAAAGACATCCCACGAGTTAAGAGAAGAAAATTATTTAACTGATGTTGAAGTTAAAATTTGTCATATAGAATATAAAACTAAACCAAAAAAAGTTAAAACTTTAAATACCACTGAAAATTATATGAATGAATTAGAATTCATAAAAAATAATAGTTTCAGGCAAGATATTTTACGTCAAATATGTATTAAATTTAATAAAAATATACTTATTATGGTTAATCATATAGAACATGGTGAAAAATTGCAAGCATATTTAACTGAAAACATACAAGGTCGTGACGTTTTTTTCATACAAGGTTCTGTAGATATTGAAGATAGAGAAAATGTAAAATATACAATGGAAAATAAAGACAACATTATATGTATTGCAATGAGTTCAATTTTTTCAACTGGAGTAAATATTAAAAATATTCATATGATTATATTTGCTGCAGGTGGTAAAGCATTAATACGTACAGTTCAATCTATAGGCCGAGGTTTACGTTTACACCCTACAAAAACAAAATTAGTAATAATAGATATAGCAGATAATTTATATTACGGTATGCAACATGCAGAAGATAGAAAAGAAATTTACAGTAAAGAAAAAATAAAATATAAAACTTACTTGTTTAATGAAAAGTAGCAATTACAATACAAGTAATTATGAACATAGATAAACCTACAAAAACTCCAAAAACTCCAAAACCTGTAAAAGTAAAAAGACCCAAAGCTGTCAACCCTGAAAAATTTTACACAATCCCAGCAGAATTTAAAGCAGCAATTACCACATATTATGAAGATGGAAAAGTAACTGATTACTTAGGTGGGTGTTTAAATGGTATTGCAAAACGATTAAGTTATTATCCAAGCTTCATTAATTACACTTACAAAGAAGATATGATAGGTGATGCAATAGTAAAAATGTATTCTGCATTAAAACGCAAAAAATTTCAAGTTAAATCAGATCACAATCCATTTAGTTATTTCACAACAATTGCTTGGAATGCTTTTATTAATAGAATAAAAAAAGAAAATAAATACAACGCTACTTTAGTAGCATATAAAGAAAAAGTGTATGAAGAGTTACTAACATCAAGTGACGGACATATTTATATAAAACCAGTTGATAATGATGGTGACGACAATTATAATGATGTGAATGATTAAGTTTTATGGTGACCAGATTTGTTGTATTGCAGATATACATATAGGGGTTCATCAAAATAGCGCCTTTTGGCATAAAGTAACAAATGACTGGGCAGTTTGGTTATGTGATGAATTACGCAAAAAGAAAATTAAGGATATTGTAATTAGCGGTGACCTATTTCATTTCCGGGATGAAATAGCTGTTAATACTCTACACGAAGCGTCAAAAATACTTGAAAATTTTAACGATTTCAATTTGATAATTTTATGTGGTAACCATGACTGTTTTCTAAAGGATAGTAGTGAAATTAATTCATTACAACCATTTAAAAAATGGCAAAATATAACAGTTATTGATACAATCACAACCATTCAACATAATGATAAAACAATTGCGTTTGTACCATGGGGATCAAAATTAGTAGATATACCAAAAGCAGATATAATATTTGGACATTTTGAAATTTCATCATTTAAAATGAATACACATACAGTATGTGTAGATGGATTGAAAAGTTCAGATTTAATTGAAAAAGGTAATATAATCTTCACCGGTCATTTTCATAATAGAGATGAACGTTTTTATGACGGTAAAGGTATAGTATATGTTGGGAATCCTTTTCAAATGGACTTTTCAGATGCAACATTAGTCAAGGGGTATTATATTATTGATGTATTAACTAGTACGTACAAATTTACAGCTAATAAAATATCACCTAAACATTTTAATATATTGTTATCAGAGTTAACCAAACAAGGTACGATTACAAATAATGATAAAAAACATATTTACAATAATCTAATTAAATTACGAATTGATAGACGGATTAGTCCAGAACATGCAGAAATATTAATTACTAAAATAAAACAATATTTACCAGCACAACTTATAATTGATTATGATTTTACAGTAAATGAATATGATTTATCTTCCGATAAAAAAGACTTTTCAGGTATTGATATTGAACAAGCAATTACAGAATTTATAAATTTGATGGATATTAACAATAAAAGTGAAATTATTAACTACACGATTAACTTATATCGTAATGCAAAATGAAAAATGTAAATTTTAAAAAGGTAAAAATATTTAATTTTTTATCAATTGGTAAAACGCCAGTTGAAATTGAATTTACTCCAGGTATACATTTAATTACAGGTATAAATAGAGATAAAACAGATAGACGGAACGGGGTAGGTAAGTCATCTGTAATTGAAAGTGTATACTTTGCAATTTTCGGTCAAACGTTAAGAGAACTAAAAAAGGACTTAATACCGAACAACTATACCAATAGTACATGTGAAGTTATTTTAGATTTTGATATTATTGAAAATAAAATCTGCACAGTATATCAAATTATTCGTACATTGAACCCGTCTAAATTATATTTGTATGAAAACGGTAAAGATATAACCCGTGATACAATTAAAAATACTGAAGAATATATTTTTAAATTGTTGAATGCTACCCCAAGTTTATTTGAAAATTGTGTTATTATGTCATTGAATAGTAGTATACCATTCATGGCTAAAAGTAAAGTTGAGAAACGTAAATTTATTGAAAGTATATTTAATCTAGAAATTTTCAGTAAAATGTTATCTTTAGCTAGAGAAGATGTCAATAATAATAAAAAATTATATGAAATAGAATTAACCAAATTTGAAGAAATAGACAATAATTGTAAAGCCTTGCAGCAACAAAAAGAAAATATACTTAAAAGTCGATCTGAAAAAATTGTGGTTTATGAGCAACGCAAAATTGACAATAGTAAAGAAAAGTCAACATTGATTCAAACATTAAACAATATTAAAATTGAATCAATTGACAATTTTAATGAAAAATTACAAAAATTAAAAGCTGGTTTAGAAGAATGTGAATGTCGTATTGATATACATAATGAGAGTCGCACTATTGTAAGTAGAGATATACAAAATATTGAAACACAGCTAAATAAAATTGGTACAAAAAACAATAATTGTCCTGTTTGTTTACGACCTATACTAGAACACGATTTGGATATTATTGAACAAGAAAAACAATTACTACAAACAAAAATTAATCTCTTACAAAAAGATGTCAAGGTATCAATTGAAAAAATCAATACACTAAAACAAAAAAAAGAGACGATTAAAGAATTAATTGATAAATGTAATACTAGTATCAATAGTAACAAATTAAAAACTCAAGAAAAATTAAATGTTGAAGAACGACTTAAAAGACTTATAGAATGGTTATGTCAATTAGATACAGATATTCTACAACTTAAAAATGAAAATACTGATGTTGATTCGTTAATTATTAGTAATAAATTAAAACTAAAAACATTACAAGAAAATGTAAACAAATTAAAATTAACGAATAATTTACTTGATACAGTTAAATTTATCGTATCAGAAGAAGGTGTTAAATCTTACATTGTAAATAAAATATTGGAAGTATTTAATAACAAATTAATGCAATATCTTAAAAAAATGAATGCAAACAGCTATTGTGTTTTCAATGAATATTTTGAAGAAGAAATTATCAATGAAAAAGGTAAGATATGTTCATATTTTAACTTTAGCGGCGCCGAAAGAAAAGACATTGATCTAGCATGTTTATTTGCATTCATGGATATGCGCAGATTGCAAGGTGATATTACATACAATTTAAGCATTTACGATGAATTGTTTGATTCAAGTTTAGATGAAAAAGGAATAGATCAAGTAACTAATATATTAAAAGAACGCGTTGAAAAATATAACGAATGTGTAATAATTATTTCACATAGAAAAGAAAGTATCAAAGCTGTTACTGATAATATTATATTTTTAGAGAAAAAAAGCGGACAAACAAAACGAATTAATTATAATCCATTTATTTAAAAAATAATGCATTGATTTAATATTACAAACATGTAAATAATCATGTACATGTTTGCTAACTATTTACCATTTTCAAATAACATTCAACTACCTATGGGTAGCAATATTGTGGTTGCACAACAACCACCTAAAGAAATAACACCACCTGAAAATGATTTAAATCGTGTTATACATTATAATGCAGATTATTCAGGATGTGGAATGTATAGAATGTCGTGGATTGCTCATTTATTGAATGCCCACCAAAAAACAATGGTTCATGAATCTACAGTAATGATTATTGATCCTAGATATTATCAAAATGTAAAAGTAGTACGAGTACAACGTCAAGCAACACCAGCTCAATTACAATTTATTAAATTCTTGAAATCAATTCAACAAGATTGTAAATTTAGATTAATTTATGAGGTTGATGATGTAATTTTTAGGGAAGATATTCCAGATTACAATAAATTTAAATTTGCATTTACATCTGATGAAATTAGAAATTCTAGTTTAGAAATTATAAGGTTGTGTGATGAAGTTACAGTTACCAATAAATTCATGCGAGATTATTATAAAGAAAAATGTAACAAACAAGAAGTTACAATTATACCCAATTTTATTCCTAGATGGTGGATGGGCAATTTTTATAATCTAACAAAAATTTCTAATGATTTCAATACTAATAGAAAACGCCCGCGTATATTATATGCTGGATCAGGTGCACACTTTGATGTAGATAATAAAATAAATCAAAAAGATGATTTCGATCATGTAATTGACACTATTATTAAAACCCGTCATAAGTATAAATGGGTATTTATGGGAGCATTCCCATTACGGTTACGACCATACATTGAAAATGGTGACATTGAATTCCACAATTGGGCTCGTTTTTACGATTACCCAAAAGCGATTTACGACTTAAATGTTCAAATGTTAGTTGCTCCATTACAAAATAATAACTTTAATAAGTCTAAAAGTGACTTAAAATATATTGAAGCTTGTTGTTATGGTCTACCAGTTGCATGTCAAAATATGTGCACATATGAAGATGCTGAAATTAAATTCAACACTGGTGATGAAATGGTTGAATGTATTGATGCTAATTTAAAATCTTTAACACATTTTAGAGATAATTCAGTCAAAAGACGGCAAGTTGCAGAACAACGATTCTTAGAAAATGATGCAAATATTGACTGTTATACTGAATTATATGCGCATCCATATATGGATCCAAAACGAATTAATTTAAACAGATACAATAAATAATAAAAATATATGGAACAAAAAATCAATGAATTGTTAAATGAGGGTGGTAAAATAATTGAACGCAATAGTGAGTTTTGTATTATTGAACAAAATGGAAAATATTTACAGATTACTAAAAACGGTGAAATTCAAGTTCAGCATGTAATTTGTGACTAGATTTTAATCGGAACCACCATATCATAATAGTTAATTATGATTGGTTACCGTAACGCCGCTTACAATCCCCGTGAACGTAGAGTTGAATTATTTACTTGGGATAATGAAGGTGTACGTATACAAACATCTGTACCATTTCAACCATATCTTTATATTGAAGATCCAAACGGTAAAGCAACAAGTATATTTCAAACACCTCTAAGAAAGAAAATCTTTCAAAATTCATACGAACGTCGAAAGTATATTGCAGACACAAATAATCATCGATTGTTTGAAAATTTAGGTCCAGTTCAACAATCGTTGTTGGATATGTATTGGGAAGTTAATGAACAACCTGAATTTACAAAATTTCCACTAAAAATACAATTTATTGATATCGAGGTTGTTGCACAAGAATTTCCTAAAGCAACTGATGCAAAATATTCAATTAATGTCATTACTGTATATGATAGTTTATTAAAGAAATTCTTTGTATGGGGCGAGAAACCATACGAAACAGATAATCCGAATGTTGTGTATGTTCATTGTGAAAGTGAAGTGGATTTATTGACATATTTTATCAATTTTATTAAAAACGACTTTCCAGACATTTTATCTGGTTGGAACTCAGCGTTTTTCGATATCCCGTATATCATTAATCGTATTAAAAATGTACTCGGTAATGATTATGCAAAAGAATTATCACCTGTTAATAATATATATGCACGTACATTCATGGGTAAATTTGGTCAACAAGAAACACAATGGCATATAGAT